GTTACGTTTTGGTAAAAATTGTGTTACTCAAGCTTTCGATTCTTTTAAAGAGAATATGGAAGAACTAGGTATTAATGTTGATTTTGGCCCAGAAGAATTTGAGAAGAATCGAGGATTGTTAACGCAATCATATGATACTAATTCTCTTGATATTCTCAAATGTCTTGCAAATCACAATGTAATGCAATTATACATCGGTGGACTTAATCCCGATGATCATTACTGTACTGTTTTTGGATTATGTAATGAAGTCATTCTCATGAATAAACATGCTTATGATTTTCTTGTCCGTAATAAAGATGGTGTTGATTTTCTTGATCAGGAAGTCATCTTTAGCCGTTACGGTAAGAAACATAAACATTGGAAATGGACTGATCAATTTAATCGTTTTATAACTTATGAAACTCATTCTTATGCTAATGAAGATTTAATTGCTGTCAAAGTACCTAACCTCCTTATCAAAGATATCTCTGGTATGTTGAGTGATGACGAATTAACTTCTAGGAATACTATTACTTTTGGTATTTCGTGGTATCAACCTAAAACTGATGATCATGATTATAATTGTTATGTTGGTCCTTCCAGACAACCTTTGACTATTTCTGAACCCATTCAAGCTGCTGATACTGATGGAACAAAATATGTTACTACTTCTTACGTTAAATATCAGATCCCTACTACAAAAGGGATGTGTGGAGCTCCTGTTGTTCTTATGGACTCTAAGAAGCGTCAGAAATTAGTTGGTATTCATTGTGCTGGTAATGGCACTATGGGTTATGGAGTACGCTTTACTCGTACTATGTTTGATGAAACTATCCGTGCACTTGATGCCTATGTTGTTCAATATAATGTTTCTAGTTTATCTAAAGAACATATTCATTATGATTCTTTACCTACACGTGAAATTGAGGATTGTTCAATTATAGGTAAGGTCACACTTCGTAATACAACGTTAAAAAGTGAGATTATGAAATCTCCAGTTTATGGTATTATTCGAGGTCATGAGCCAAACCTTTTACCTGCTATTTTGGTTCCTACTACAGTAGATGGGAAGAAAACATGTCCCATTGAAAAGAACCTTGCAGCTTATGCACGTGGTACTATTGTACCTGATCAAGAAATTCTTGATGGAGTTACTGAAGCATATGTACAGCGTTTACGTAAATTATGTGCTCCCCCCGCAAGAACAAAGTTTTTATCATTTGAAGAATCAGTTACTGGTATTGGTAACCTTGGTCCAATAAACCGTGGTACCTCTGCTGGTTATCCTGACTGTTTCCATATGACAAATGGTAAACGTGGGGCTTTTGGTGAAGGCGAAGAATATACTTTTAATTCACCTCAGGCCATTGAACAACGCAAGACTTATGATGAAGCAATGCTCGCACTTGAAAATGGTCCTATTGAGATGATAGCTAATATTTTCCCTAAGGATGAATTAAGGCCTCGAGCGAAAGCGAAAGCCCTTAAGACACGTCTTATATCTGGTTTTAGTTGTAGCGCAACTTTAGTGATCCGTACTGTGTTCGGTCCAATGGTTGAGTGGTATATGGATCCGAGAAATCGTATTCAGAACTGTTCCGCTGTTGGAGTTAACCCTTCAGGTTATGAATGGCAAGAAATTGCTATGAAACATGGTCTAGGTGCTCCTAACTATGATGTAAAGGCCGGAGATTATTCTTCTTTTGACAAAACACTTAATCCTTTTCATATGAATAAGCTTTTTGTGGTTTGGAAAGAATTCTTCGGCTCATATTTATCTGATAAGGAAAATATTATTGCTGATAATTGTTGGAAATCAATACTTAATGTTGCTGTTGTCTGTAAAGATAACCTAGTATTTTGGGGTAACTCAAATGCTAGTGGTGGTCCGCTTACCACGCTCATTAATACTATATGTAATACATTAGAATTAATGAGTGCAATTACACGTTCACTTAAGCGTATTGATAACAAACCCAT